GATCACAGAGGAGGATGAATCAGCAGATGATAAATAAAATAATCAGAGAGGAGAGAAAACGCAACATAAAAGAATAGGGTTTTATAATTATGGAAAGAGTAGACATTAAACAAGTTAGATCAAATCCTGATAATCCAAGAGTTATCAAGGACTACAAATTCAAGAAGCTAGTAAAGAGCATAAAGGAATTTCCTCAGATGCTTGAATTACGACCAATAGTGGTTAATGCTGATATGATTGTATTGGGGGGTAATATGAGACTTCGTGCCTGTGAAGCAGCAGGATTAAAAGAAGTTCCTGTAATCTTTGCAGACAACCTCACAGAGGAACAACAAAGAGAGTTCATTATCAAAGACAACTCTTCTTTTGGAGAATGGGATTGGGATATACTAGCCAATACTTGGGACACGGATTTATTAAAAGATTGGGGACTTGATATTCCTAAGTGGGAAGATGAGGACACTTTTGATAGTGATGTTGTAGATACAGGTGATTATGATTTCCCTGATGATGCTCTGGAAGGATCTCATGTCAAGATGGTGCAATTGTTCTTGAATACTGAAACAGAACCTCTATTGAAAGAGTGGGAGTTGAAACTAAGAGAAGTACATGGTACAGACAATCTCACAGACACGATATTCCAAGTAATGAAGAAAGCATACGAGGATAGCAATGAAGGTTAAGGAATACAGAGTTTCACCAAGATTATCAGATGAGGAAGTAAACAAACTCAGGGGAAATCTATTAGGTGAAAAGGATTACAACATTCTATTTACTGAGGATGCAGATGTGTATTGTGAGGAAACAGGAAAGTGTATTGCTAAATTCCGCAAGAAGATTATACCTGCTAACATAGCCAGAGATGCTTACGAAAGTGTTAAAAGTGTTTCAGCATTGTCCTCAAACAGAGGATCAAGTGCAGGATTGAAGGACAACGGAAAGGCAACGGCTATGAGATTGAAGCAGGATGGAACGATCTCTAATACAAATATCGCAGGTCAGGTCAATAGTGGCATAATAGGGTACTTTGATCGTAACGCTAGATTCCCTTATTGCCGTCAAACCGCATTTAATGAGAAGCAGTTTGCAAAGTTCAAGAAAGCCTATCCAATCATCAAGCTAGTAGACACTAAGTATGCTGAGTTGATGCCTGAGAATTACAAGTTACAAAGGGAGGTTGCTGATAGCACCTCTCAGGACTTTGTTATTCCCAATACGGCATTCACTACAATAACCATAAACAAGAATTGGCAAACGGCAGTACATACTGATAAAGGAGATTTTGAGAAAGGTTTTGGAAACTTGGTAGTGCTACGCAAAGGAAGATACACAGGAGGTTATTTTGTTGTTCCTAAATGGGGAGTAGCATTTGACCTCCAGAACTGCGATCTATTATTGGTAGATGTACATCAATGGCATGGCAACACTCCTATTCATAAGATTGATGAAGATGCAAAGAGGGTTAGTCTAGTAATGTATTATCGCAAGAATATGATTAACTGCGGAAGTGCTGAGGAAGAACTTGAGATTGCCAAGACTAGAAAACGAGGAGACAAACTGAATTGATATGTGTGGTGTAGTTGGTTATAGTTGCGACAACCCTATCAAGGAACATTACGAGATCTTACAGGCTATTATTCATCAGAGTAAAATAAGAGGCTTACATTCTTTTGGTTTCTCTTTTTACGATCAGGAGGTGGTAACCATTAAATACCATAATATTGATAAGATTGAGTTACCTGCTGCTAACAAGATTATCTATCATAACAGGTATTCTACTAGTGGGGATTATAAGAATCACGACAACAACCAACCTATTGCAATAGGGAATATGTCATTAGTCTTTAACGGAGTTTTAGATATGGGTACAAAGCAGGAGATGGAAGAACATTATGGCATACAAATGGAAACTGATAATGATGGTGAGATAGTATTGAAGTTATGTGGTACAGATCCAGATAAGATACAGGACTATGTACAAAGCACCTCAGGATCTTTTGCAGGATTGATTCTAACCCCAGACAACACTATGTATGCAATAAGAAATAAGAACCGACCATTGTGGATGCTAAATCATAGCGGAGCAGTTTTCTATGCTTCTACAAGAGATATCTTCAAGCGAGTTGATGAATCGTTTGAACCAATAGAATTAGATCCTTACAAAGTGTATGAAAGTTAGACCTGCAACAATACAAGATGAGGACTTCATCAAGAAACTACACAAACAACACAAGAAGCACATAGGAGGCTTCAATTTGTTTTGGGTATGGGATAAGTATATTGAGGGCAAGGCTAAATACAAATATGTAGTTATAGATGATTGTGGGTTCATGCGGTATGGGTATTCTAAGAAGTATTCTGCATTTGTGCTTCATGAAATAGCAGTAGATGAAGAAACAAAACAAAAAGGAGCAGGAAGGACTTTCTACAATCATTTGCCAAAACCTCTTATGCTAAAATGCAATCAAGACAACGAAGTAGGTAATAAATTCTATGAGGCTATGGGAATGACTAAAGTAGGAGTTACCCAGACCAAGCAAGGAGTAAAGCAAAACATCTGGTGGACTACATAAACTACCATATTGAATCTTCAAAAGCCAAAGACATAGATCCTAGTAACGATTGCTTGAGATATGTGGCTGATAGGTTTGAACTCAACATTGAGCAGCGTTATTGGTTAGCTTTCCTATTTGGTACTTGCTATTCTGCTACAATGGTATATTATGTGTACAATGAGTTTCCTGATTATGAGAATGTCAATGTAGACAGGCTGCAAAGATGGTGGGATGCGAACAAACATAAAACATTGTTTCAAACAGATCGCCTCAGGGTAAAAACACAAGACAAGTTTGTAGAGACATTTGTAAGTTATAAGAACCTACTAGCAGGAAGATCTCAAGAAGAACATTTTGCTTCTTTAAGGCAACCTACTAGCCAGAACACTTATGACAATTGCTACACTAATCTATCTGAGATAAGAAACTTTGGAAGATTCACTATGTTTATTTATCTTGAGATGGTGAATGTGCTAACAGGATATGATTTAGAACCTACCTACTTAGACCTAAAGAATGCAGAGAGTTGTCGTAATGGATTGGTGTACCATTTAGGACACTATGAGTTAGATACTCATGGAAACAACAGGAAACTAACTAAGAAGCACATAGATTACCTCCAATACAAGTTTAAAGAACTCAAGAGCCAGATTCAAGAATTTAACATACAACATAAGAACATCTGGAACATAGAAACAACCTTGTGTGCCTACAAGAAGTATGAGAAGGGAAAGAGATACATAGGCTACTATATAGAAAGACAACGCAAGGAAATTGAAAAGATGCAACACAATGTCAAAGATGGGGTAGATTGGTCTCCACTTTGGGACTTCAGGCAAGAAACATACGAAAGAAAATGGCTCAAAGAATTATAGCAATAGGTGGTGAACCTGCTTCAGGGAAATCAACCTTAATGAAGCGTATCATAAAAGAGCATATGCCCTTAAAGACTTTCTCATATGGATTGGTAAGAGGATTGTATTCTAATGATACCTACTTCATAGGGATCTATGATAACTCTGTGTTTTGTGGAACAGATAAACTCAGTATGGCGGTGCAGCCTGATTTCATAAAACTCCTAAACATTAAGAGTAAATCAACATTTGTGTTTGAAGGAGACAGATTATTTAATCAAAGCCTGTTTGACAAAAAACAATGCAAGATTTTCATCCTTGAGGTAAGTGAGGAAACTCTTAAAGCAAGACACGAGAAAAGACAAGACAACCAAACAGAACAATTCAAGAAAGCTAAGAGGACTAAAATCCAAAACATAAAGAATAAGAACGCAGTAACAATACTACCTAACAACACAAAGGAAGAAACAGAAAACTGCTTTAACATCATATTAAATGAAATAAGGGATGGACAAAACTGAACAACATAAAAAGGCAATGCTTGAGGCTCTTGAAAAGAGTTTAGGAGTGGTAACAACTGCTTGTAGAAGTGTGGGTATTGGCAGAACTACTCATTACCTTTGGATGGATAAAGATCCAGAATACAAGAAATCAGTTGAGGACTTAGAAAATGTAGCCTTAGATTATGCAGAAACCAAATTGCATAGCCAAATCACAAAAGAGAATCCAACTGCAATTATCTTCTACCTAAAGACTAAAGGAAAGAAAAGAGGATATGTTGAGAGACAGGAAATATCACACGAAGGATTAAAGACCTTTGAGGTAGAAGAAGTGGATGAGCAAGATCCGAGTTAATAAAGTTTACGGACATCTAAAGCGATCAGATAAAAAGATTGTTGTTGAGCAGGGAGGTACAAGGTCTGGAAAGACATACAATATTCTCCTTTGGCTCATTTTCTATTATTGTGCTAAGAATAGTGGAAAGACAATCACCATAGCTAGAAAGACATTCCCTGCGGTTCGTTCATCTGTGATGAGGGACTTCTTAGAAATCCTAAAAGGAGTAGAATTATACAGAGAAGAATACCACAACAAATCTTCTCATGAATACATGCTCAATGGTAATCGTATTGAGTTTATATCTATGGATCAGCCTCAGAAGATTAGAGGTAGGAAGAGAGATCTAGCTTTCTTGAATGAGGCTAATGAACTCACCTTTGAAGATTGGCAGCAAATAGTATTCAGGACTAACGGCAGGATCATTCTTGATTATAACCCCTCAGATACATTCCATTGGATATATGATAGAGTTATACCAAGAGATGATGCAGATTTCTATCAAACAACCTATCTAGACAATCCATTCTTAGATGATACTATCATTCAGGAGATAGAGAGATTGAAGGAAACAGATGAGCATTATTGGAGGGTTTATGGATTAGGAGAAAGAGGAACAAACAGAGCGCAAGTATTTCAATTCACAACTATCCAGAAGATTCCTGATCAGGCTAAGTTCCTATCATTTGGTTTAGACTTTGGATTCACTAATGATCCTAGTGCATTGGTAGGATGTTATCAGGAAGGGAACAATCTATATTTTGAGGAACTATTATATTCTACTAGGCTTACTAATCAGGATCTAGATAGAGAGTTTAAGAAGTTAGAGATAGGGAGATATGATGAGATCTATGGAGATTCAGCAGAACCTAAATCAATAGAGGAACTGCATAGGATGGGATGGAATATCAAACCTACTGCAAAGGGTACAGATTCAGTCAATGCAGGAATTGATATGTTGAAGAGATACAAAATACATATCTTAGGGGCTAACTTGATGAAGGAGATGGAGAATTATAAATGGATGGAGGATAAGAATGGTAATCTCCTGAATAAGCCAGAGGATAAATGGAATCACCTTATTGATGCATTGAGATATGGGGTATATAATAAACTAAGCAAACCTAATTATGGGAGATACACAATCCGTTAAGATTACAATACCTGAGAATCTTGGAGATATCAAGCTAGGGAAGTATAAGGAGTTTATATTAAATGCTGATGAGGAGAATGGTGATCAGTTGGCTCTGTATTATTTCTGTGGGTTAGATGGAGATATGCAGGAGGGTATGAAGAAGAAGGATCTGGATGAGATAAGGAATCAGCTAGGAGAAGTGTTATCTGAGAAACCTGCATTAACTAAATCATTCCAATTCAATGGGAAGGAATATGGATTTCATCCCAAATTAGAGGATATATCATTAGGGGAATACATAGATCTAGATACATACCTAAAAGAGCCTTACAAAGAGGCTGAGAAGATACTAGGGGTATTGTATAGACCTATAACAAAGAAGATGTTTGGTAGGCATGATATAGAGAATTATGATCCTGATAAGCACAATGGATTAGGCTTTCAAGATTTAGGTGCTGATATCTTTATGGGTTGTCTGCTTTTTTTTTATCGTATCGTAACAGACTTACAAATAACTTTCCTGAAATCTTTGGAGAAGGAGAAGAATCAGGATATGATGCACAATCCCAATTCAGTAGAAAGTGGGGATGGTATGGAGTCGTATATCAAATTGCTAAAGGCAATCTCCTTAGATTTGAGGAAGTAACAGAGTTACCATTGAGAACTGCTCTTACATTTCTGGAGTATGAGATTGATAAGAATAATGTGGAGAGATCATTGATGAAAAAAAATAACCATTAGGATTAGGTTATTAAGATTCTTTTTTAATATCTTTGATTATCATTAAAAAATAAGAGAGATGAGTTTGTACGATAGATTAAGCCCAGAGGCATTAGCAACATTAGAGCAGGAGAGAAAGACATATCCTGCAACTGCTGAGGAAGTAGAGAGAGCATTGAAATCTCATAACTACATTATAGATGTTCCATTAGGGATCTGCCAGAGTATAGCCCTTACATTTAATTTTAAGTGTAATTTGTTGAACCTTATAGAATTCTTTGAATAATGGATATAGATAGAGAGTTAGCAATTTACCAGTTCTATCAGGATACTACCTGTGAGAATTGTGGAGGATGTTTGATAGAGGAGTATTTTGATTGCCATTGTGAAGAGGAAGAAGATGAGCATTTGGGTATCTAGGTTGTGCTAGATTTGTTGTTAGGTGTTAGAGAGGGCTATGGTGGCTCTCTCTTTTTTTTATCCCTATTTTAGCGAATAGGGTTTTTTAATTGTATGAAGAAAGGATATTATCAAATTACAGAAGCATTAGAAGGTGCTGCATCAGCAAATGATATGATAAACCAAGTTACTTGGGGCAACATCTTTGATTTGGATTTCAGGAAGCAGGATATGTTTCCAATAGCACATATCATAACAGGGAGTGCAGTATTGGAGGAGAGAACGATAACCTATGAGTTTGATTTG